GCAGTAATCTCTCCCCAAATGCGTAGAATTGACCCACCAACGGCAGGAGACCAACCGTAATGACCGAAAAGAAAACCGAAGTTACCGAGATAGTCCCAATTGGATGCTATCTATCATTGGAATCTGCAATCGCAGCTGCCAAATGGATTGACCCAGCAGACATGGCTGCCGTCACGCTTGCCCGGCGCGTTGCCTTGGCACTAGATACGGCATTTGACATGGGCGCTGATCTCAAAGATCTAACTGCGTTAAGTGGTAGATTCTTAACTGTCTTACAGCAATTACATCTAACTACTGAAACACGCACTGCCAGCAAAAAGACAGATGAACATGATGGGACAGAATATGTCGGGGATTTCCTACGGCTCGTCAAAACCAAGAATCCAAAGTCCACCACTAAAGCTGCCAACAGCAGGGCCACTAATCGGCCAGCTAGCGGATGAACTGGGTGTGCCTTTACTGCCTTGGCAAAAGTATGTACTAGATGATGCGCTAAGGGTAAACAAAGACGGCAGTTGGGCTCGCTCCCAAATAGGGGTGTTAGTTAGCCGCCAGCAGGGCAAGACCCACATGATGCGTATGCGTATCCTTGCCGGGCTGTACATCTTTGGTGAGAAAAGCACTATTGCAATGTCACAAACACGCCAACTGTCATTAGATACTTTCAAACAGACTGTAGACATGGCCGAAAGCCTTGACTGGATGCGTAAACGGATTAAGCGCGTATCCCGAACTAACGGTCAAGAGGAATTAGAGGTGTACTGCCATCACTACCCGAAAGCATGTACAGGTAAATGTGAAAGGTTACGCAAGTACGCAATTAGAGCTGCGACCAGTGAGGGCCCACGCGGATCGACAGCCGATTTGCTCTATGTAGATGAGTTACGAGAAATTGATGTAGCAACTTGGCAAGCCGTAACACCAATTACACGCGCTAGACCAAATGCTCAAGTTTATTGGACATCTAATGCTGGCGATCTAAACAGCACTGTACTTAATGAGCAACGCGCAAGGGCTTTGACATTTGCATCACCTCGAATGGGCTACTACGAATGGAGCGCGCCACCCGGTTCAAATGTAAATGATGAAAAGGCATGGTTAATGGCTAATCCTGCAATCGGACACACAGTAAGCATTGAAACTATTAGGGATGCGTCAATATTTGACACTAAGGATGCTTTTAAGACTGAAAGCCTATGTATGTGGGTAGATGCTATCGATTCACCATGGCCAATGGACAGTTGGAATGAGGGCGAAAAGGATGTAAGCCTTGAGGACGGACTACCTACCTACATGGCATTAGACCTTTCATTCAATCGTGAACTTGCTTGCCTAGTCACAATTCAAGAGCGACCTGAGGGCATGGCTGTATTCCTACATGAATGGCAAAAAGACGGAGGTATCAATGATCTAGAATTGACAGGGGAAATTGCTAAGTTAACACGCAGGTATAACCCTCGTAAGTTTGCCTATGATCCAAATACTGCTGGTTACATTGCGCCAAGGCTGGCACAAGCTGGCGTGGCTACCGAGCCGACACCATGGGCATCTGCTGGCTTTAGCATTATGTGTGACCAGACATTAAATGCCATGCAACAAGGATTATTCGTACATCCCGGTCAGCCAACACTTCATCAGCATTTGGTGTCATGTGCTAGACGGCCAGCATCTGATGGTGGCTGGCGCATTGCTCGCAGAGCGGCACAAGTACCTATCACAGCTGCAGTTGCTTTAGTTATGGCGGCTGGACACGCAACAGCCCCTCAAACACTGCCAGTAATTATCTCTGCATAGGTTAAGATGTAGGCATGATTGAACCGGGCGTAGATGATTTAACCCTTTATCAGGGCGCAACTTTTGAAAAAACATGGACTGTCAAAACTAATGGCACTGCCGTAAATTGGACTGGATATACTGGCGTATTTGAGGTTAAGACTATTCCAGAGGACACTGTGTTATTTACAATTACTCCAACATTGGGTGGGGCTGCAGGAACAGTGGCAGTGACAATTACGGCTGCATCTACAACATCTACACCATCTGGGCCATACAATTACAACCTTAAATTGACATCAGGTACTTATGTGACTTGGCTTTTGCGTGGCACACTAACTGTTATTGGGGAAACGAGCGTAGCTTGAGTACCACAATTGAAGTAACCGACACAGTTACAACTGTTGTTCAAGTTAATGACAGCACAGCCACAATCGAAACAACTGATGTAATTACTGAAATTTCATCACAAGTAACTGGCATACAAGGTGGACGCGGAGAAACAGGCGCTACTGGAGCTACTGGCCCTGCCGGTACTACAGGAGCGACTGGCCCACAAGGCCCAACTGGAGCTACTGGCGGAACTGGTTTAACAGGCGCTACTGGAGCTACTGGCCCTGCCGGTACTACAGGAGCGACTGGTCCACAAGGCCCAACTGGAGCTACTGGCGGAACTGGTTTAACAGGTGATACTGGAGCTACTGGCCCTGCCGGTACTACAGGAGCGACTGGTCCACAAGGCCCACAAGGCCCAGCAGGTACTAACGGAGCAACTGGAGCGACTGGTCCACAAGGACCTACAGGAGCAACAGGTGCAACTGGGCCACTGCCAACAAATTATGTCGCATCAATTGGTGGTGTAACTGGAGCATTTGCAGCAACGGGCAGTGGTAACGTAGTTTTAAGCGATTCGCCAACACTTACTGGAACGGTTAATGCGACATCGTCTACTCTTGCTTTTGGAACTAATGGTTCTGCTATTACTGCAAATGGTTTCACCATTAGTGGAACTGAACTTGGTTACCTTGACAATACTACTTTTAATATTCAGCAACAGATTGAGTCGAAAGCACAACTTGCAGGGCCAGCATTTACTGGAACTCCAACAGCCCCAACGGCAGCGCGAAAAACAAATACAACTCAAGTTGCAACTACGGCTTTTGTAAACGAACACGCGGTAAGTATGTTGATTAGGCGCACAACCGCAACAGCTGCAATTGCTAATACAGAAACAGTTATTATTTCTGCGAGCCTACCTGCGAATACCATAATTCTTGGCGATACTTTTAGGTTTACCGGTTATGCAACTCGCGCTGGTGCAAACGCAGGAACAGCAACTTTTAGAATAAGAATTGGTACAACAACCTTGACTGGTAATGCTCCAGTATCTTTAACTACAACTGCGACAACTACTGGCGTTTACAAGTTTGAAGCATTATTGACTGTTCGTACTGCTGGTGCATCGGGGACTGTTGGTGGTGTTGGAAAGATAGATGTAACAACTACTGCTGGTGGTAACTCATTTACAACGGCAGTTGCAGTAGATACAACTGTTACCAACGTGATAGAAGCAACAATCATTTCTGGAGTATCTGGAAATACTTACACGTTTGAATACGCCACACTAGAAAAGTTACCTGCTTAACTTAGTTTTACCCACTACTCTTAAACTCTAGATACGTTATCTTGGCAGAGTATCGAGTCCGGGCTAGTCACTCCTATCACTAGCCCGGGCGCTAAGACACGCAATGTCAATGCGGTAAATTTGAGTATTTATGAGATAATGCAAATATGGGATTTATTGATTTCTTACTGGGTACTGATCCAGCAAAATCACAAGTACAAGCCAAGGCAGCTGTAGCAATTCCCTATTATCAAGATTATTTTTCAGCTTTTAACACATTTCGTATTGGTCGCGCTGAAGCAATGCAAGTACCAGCTGTAGCGCGCGCGCGAAACATCATCTGTGGCACTATCGGAACACTTGGCCTTAATGCATACAACGACGTAACCTATGCCAAGATAGAGGGCCGATCCTTACTTAAACAGCCAGATCCTGCACTGCCACTATCTATTACAATTACATGGACTGTAGAGGATTTATTATTTCATGGTCATGCTTTTTGGTTTGTATTAGAAGTATCCCCAGAGGATGGTAGACCAACAAAAGCGCGCCGTATAGATCCAATTCGCGTTACATTTACTACCGATTTAAATACCCAAGAAATTGTAAACGGATTTTATTTAGATGGTAATTTATGCCCACCTATTGGAGTGGGTTCATTAATTATGTTTAGTGGCATTGATGAGGGAATTCTAAATCGTGGTGGCCGAACAATTTCTACAGCTTTAAAACTTGAGGAAGCTGTTCAGAGAATGGCATCAGAGCCTAATCCTACAATGGTTATTAAAAACACTGGCGTAGATTTACCAGCCGAACAGGTATCAAGCCTATTAGCATCATGGAAACAGTCCCGGGCTACTCGATCAACTGCATATCTATCTGGTCCATTAGATGTACAGACTTTTGGTTACGATGCACAACAAATGGAATTAAGTCAGTCGCGTTTAAACACTGCATCTGAAATTGCCAGACTTATGAACATTCCGGCATGGTATTTAAACGCTGAAAGTGCTAGTGCTACTTATTCAAATGTAAGCGCCGAGCGCCGATCATTGGTTGATTTCTCATTGTCACCATTTATGCATGCCATAGAGGAAAGATTAAGCATGAACGACCTAACCCCACGAGGGCAAGAGGTCAAATTTGATCTAGATGATTACTTACGAGGTAATCCATTAGAGGAAATACAAGTGCTTACAGCAATGCTTGATGCTGGACTAATCAGCATCGATGAAGCCAGAGCCGAAATGGATATGGCACCGAGAGGAAACCCAAATGCAGCTTAATTTTGAGGGCCAGATTTTGGCCACTGATACAGTTACCCGAACCATTGAGGGGTTAGTCGTACCTTTTGGCAAGGTAGGTAACACATCCGCTGGTCCTGTCCGTTTTGAGTTTGGCGCATTTGGTGAAGTTGATGCAAGCAAAATTGTGCTTAACAAAGAACATTCACGCACTGATCCATTAGGCCGCGGCGTGGCTGGATCTGAAAAGGTCAGCCCGGCTGGTATCGCAATGGCCTTTAAAATTGCTGGCACTAATGCTGGCAACGATGCCTTAATCGAAGCTGCCGATGGCTTGCGCCCGGCATTTAGCATCGAAGCAAGTGTCAACGAATACACAATAGAAAAAGGAGTCATGGTCGTGAGCAGTGCAAAACTAGAAGCCGTAGCACACGTAACTAATCCAGCATTTAAGGATGCACAGATTTCTCAGGTCGCAGCTTGCGATCCTGAGCCAGAAACCACCGAAACCGAAACCCCGGTAGAGGAACAACCACAGGAGAACACAGTGGAAGAAACAACCGCACCAGTTGCAGACGAAGTTACCGCAGCCGCGGTAGTTGTCGCTGCAGCACCAGTGGCCTACGTAAAACCTCGTAGCCCAATCAATTCCCAAGCTTCATACTTGGAACACAGCATCAAGGCAAAAATGGGCAACCATGACAGCGCCCAGTACGTAATGGCAGCCGATGATGATTTCAGCACCAACCCTGCATTTAAGCCAACACAGTATTCATCACAGGTAGTTGATACCTTGATCGGATCTCGTCCGGCTATTGATGCAATCGGTACACGTGCATTACCAAATGCAGGTATGACTATTGCTCATCCAAAAATCACAACTGCAGGAACTGTGGCATCCACAGCTGAAGGTGCAGCACCATCAGAAACTGGAATTGTTTCCAGTTATGTAAACCTAACTGTGAACAAGTACGCCGGTTTACAGCGCTACTCGGTAGAACTTATCGAGCGTTCTGATCCATCATTTTTCCAAGCAATGATTGATAACATGACACGTGCTTACAACAAGGCAACTGATGCAGCTGTAATTGCAGCCCTAACATCAGGTGGAACACAGGCATCAACAACTGCTGCATCATCTGACGGCATCATTTCTTACGTATCAACCGAAGCCCCAGCCGCTTATTTAGCAACTGGTGAACTTGCAACTGCATACATCGCTGGTACATCCCAGTGGTCATTGTTGCTTGGTGCTAAGGATTCAAGTGGCCGACCAATCTACAACGCATACAACCCACAAAACGCAGCTGGTGTATCCTCACCAACTTCACTTCGTGGCAACGTGCTTGGGCTCGATCTTTACGTCGATGCGAATGCAGTATCAACAACTATCGATGAATCAGCATTTATTGTTGTTCCATCATCTGTTGCAATCTACGAAAGCCCAGTCCTACGTATGTCAACAAACGTAGTCACATCTGGTGAAATCGAAACATCAATCTACGGCTACATGGCTGCAGGAGTTTTGGTTTCCGGTGGCGTTCGTCGCTTTAACCTAACCTAGTTAGCGTTACTAAAGAGTGTGGGGGATGCGGCCCTGTGTCCCCCACACACACCATTAGATAAGGATTTGAAATGGCACTAATTACACTAAGTGAGCTAAAAGCGGTACTTGGTATTGGTGACATCTATGCTGATGCGCTTGTACAAGAATGTGCAGATAGCGCTGAAAACATAATTCTATCTATGCTTACCAAAAATCAATGGGGCGTAGTTGCTCATGAGCGTACAAATTTGGTTAACACAATAACCACTGACCGACCACATGACTGCTATGTCGGACAGACGGTAACCATTGCTAACAGTGGCACAAACTTTAATGGATCTAAAACTCTTACCGCCGTTACTGCTTACACAATGTCATTTACTGGCTCTGGCGCAGATTACCCTAAGCATGGAATCGTGCCTTACGGAACAGTAAGTGCCACACAATACATTGACTACTCAACGATTCCAGAAGTCAAAGAAGCTGCAATTGCTATTGCATCCGACATCTGGATCACCCGTACAGGCACGCTAGGACAGTCAGGTGTCGACTTTCAAAGTCCTGCACCATACAGACTAGGGCGATCGCTATTTACTCGCGTATCAGGCTTACTAGGGCGTTGGATTGATACCAATGCAATGGTGGGTTAATGGCTAACTTAGTTACTCAACGAAATGAAATTGCAGCATCTTTAGCAGCTGCCGGGCGCGTAGTCATGTCTTACCCAAAAGAAAACATCACCCCACCAGCCTTAGTGCTTGTGCCGGGATCACCCTACTTAGAGCCACAAGTCATTGGTGGGGCAAATAAGCGCGTAAACATGCGCTTTGATCTAACTGCCATAGTTAATGCAGCTGACAATCAGGCAGCACTAGCCAACTTAGAAGCCTTAATGCTTTCAACATTTACAGCATTACCAGCTGGAGTCACCATTGGCTCATGGTCACAACCCACAGTCACGCAGGTCGGAAACGCCGACATGTTAATCAGTCAAGTCAGCATAGAGCTGGCGACCACGACAGAATAAGGAAAAAATAATGGCAACAACAGTAACCACTGGCCGGTCGCTCACTTTGACGATTGGCGGAAAGACTTACGCAGATCAGACTGCAACGGTCACACTAAGCATTGATAACAACCAGCAAGTATTAGAAACACTTGCAGCGCGTTACTACAAGACCGTAGATTACTCAGGAACACTAGATGTTGAAATGTACGCTGACTGGGGTGTCACAAGTGGCCTTTGCGCTCAGTTGTGGGATGCAGCCAAGTCTGCACCAGACACATCTCTAGCCTTTACATTTGTTGCAGGTGCTTCACCATACAGCACTATTGCTGGCAAAGTATTCCCGGCATTTCCACCACAAGGCGGCGCGGCTACAGATGTACTTAGCACATCAGTATCGCTAGTCATTGACACTTCAGCTGCGATCACTCGCTCTTAATGAATAGAACAGGGCAACCATTATGAAGTACAAAATAACTACCCAACAGGGCGAAAACTACATAGTAAGTGACGATTCAGCATGGCTTTGGATTATTTTAGAGCGTGATTTAGGATACACACTTTCTCAAGCGCAAGAAAAAATGAATGATGGAAGTTTGGAAGTAATAACTTACATTCTTTATTTAGCAGCTGTAAGTGATGAAAAAACTGAATATAAGACTCACCAAGGATGGGTTGAAAATGAGTTTGAAACTTTTGATGTGGTGAATGATGACCCAAAAGTCATCAGAGCGGAAGCATTAACAGACATTTAATTGCATTAGCTGTTAATACAGGAATTGCATTAAGTGACTTAAAGCAATGGTCGCTCACAGATTTAGAAACAGCATATGAGCTGATAGCGGAAAGGAATGGTAATGGCTGATAAAACAAAGATCACTATTAAACCAGACCTTGGCGATTACAGAGGACTTTTGAGAGCAATTTCGCAAATGGACAAAGATAGTCAAAATGCTTTGAAAACAGATGTGCAATCAATTAGCAATTGGACTGCAACTGGGATGCGAATTGCTTCATATAGTTCACCCATGCCAAAACAGGCAATTGTTATTGCGAACACAATTAGAGCTAATAAGGATAGAATTCCAAACTTAACTATCGGTGGATCAAAAGGCAGAGTATCAGGTGGTGCAAATGCTGGCCAGTTGTTATTTGGTAATGAATTTGGTACAGATAGAAATGCTAAAGGCTCTGCAGGATCCTTTCCCAACGGCGGCTACAAATTTCCAGAGCGCAGCCCGGCACAAGGTAGAGGCAATGCAGGTTATTGGATATTTCCAACTCTCAAAGCTATGCAACCGGAAATACGTAAACGCTGGCTTGATTCTGTAAATAAAGTTATGGACAATTGGGCAAGGAGTAGTATCTGATGGCTGACACACGCACACTTAAATTGGCCTTAGTTGCCGACATTAACAAATTTACAACTGGAATGTCAGATGCTGATAAATCTACAAAACAATTAAAAGATAAAACACTTGGTCATTCTAAAAAAATGTCGGCTGCTTTTCTTGGTGTTGCCGCCGCTGTTGGTATCTTAGCTGGAAAAATTGGTGTTGATTCAATAAAGGCTGCTTCTGATGATCAACTAAGCCAAAATAAGCTTAAAGATGCAATCTTAAAAACTAAAGGTGCAACTGACGATACTGTGACTTCCACTGAAAAGTGGATTTCAAAAATGCAATTTACAAAAGGTTTTTCTGACGAACAATTAAGACCTGCACTGGCTGATCTAACTAGGTACACAGGAGATGTAGACACAGCACAACGCTTGCTAAATGATGCAATGGACATAGCGGCGGCCAAGGGTGTGCCACTCGAAACTGTGGCCAAGGGAATTGGCAAAGCATATAACGGACAGTACACAGCCTTAAATAAATTAGGTGTGCCTTTAGATGCAGCAAAAACAAAGTCTGGTGATTTTGAAGGCATCATGAAAGATTTAAATAAGCAATTCAATGGTGCAGCTGCATCTAATGCTGAAACTTATGCAGGAAAAGTAAACATTTTAGGGTTGCGCTTTGGAGAGTTGCAGGAGTCCTTAGGTTCAAAACTTATAGATAAATTTACAAAAGTCGTTGATATAACTGCGGTTGTAGCAAAAGGTTTTTCTGGTGAAAACCCTAATGAGGGTTTGAGTAGCAAAGTACAACAAATATCAAGAGATTTAGATGGCGGCGGCAAAGGCGGAGCATATAATCTTGGTTCATCTCTTAAAGCGGTAGCCGACGCATTTGGTACATTGTTTGGCGCAATTTCTGGTGAAGGACCTAAAAGCGGTAACGACAACTTGCAATCTTTGGCGGATGCTTTACAAGCTGTTGCAAAAGGTATTAATGCAGTTGCTTCTGCTTATGCCGGCATTAAATCTTTTGGTGGAAAATTACTTGACACATTACAAATAGGCGAGGGCAAGGCAGGATTTGCAAGCGGTATACCGGGTATACCTTTTGGCAATCAAGGACCTAATGGCCGTAGAGCAAATGGCGGTCCAGTCTCAGCTGGACGATCTTATCTTGTTGGTGAGCGCGGACCAGAGATTTTACGCATGGGATCAAGAAGTGGAAGCATTACACCTAACAGTGCTATGGGTGGAAACACATTTATTTTTAATGGCGTACTAGATGCCGCATCAGCTCGTCAAAGCATTGAGCGACTACTACAGACACAGAGCAGAATAAGTGGGCCAATTAATTTGGCTGGCGCAATGCCATGACCGATTTTACCCCGGCAATAAAGGTCTACACATTACCGCCAAATGCGCCACACACTGATCCACTTGTAGAGATAACTAGCTACATTGACTACAGCATAAACATTTCGCGTGGTACATCCCAGTACATCAATCCGCCATACCCGGGACAAACAACAGTCACTTTATTGTTCGACACAAACATCATCCCAAATGTGCAGATTGGCACATGGATGGAAATACATGTTTACAAGGCCAGCACATCCGCTTATGTAGTTATGCACTCTGGCTATGTAACTAACCGATCAAGCAACTACCGGGCGCATGGACTTACTGGCTACATACTTGAATGGCAATTTAGCCTTACTACTGCAATTTCAATCTTGCAAAATACAGACT